TATGAATTTGATGTTGTTTTAAAAAACCAAGATGGAACAGATTTTGACTTAGCACTATATGAAAATGTTATATTTAAAATTGCTAATAAAAGAGGATCTAGTGGCACACAGGTAGAGGCTACAGCATCTGCCTTTCTTCCATCAACTGTTAGATGTAAAATCTCTCCCTCAGTAGGACGAACTTTAGCTGCAGGTGATTATGTATTTGATGTTCAGATAACAGATATTGGATCAACATATACTCCAATCTCCAATATAACTTTTTGGGCGCAATGGACAGCTATTGCTAATACATCAGAAGGTGGTACTCCAGATCCAACTACTACAACCACGACTGCAGCGCCAACAACTACTACCACTGCAGCACCAACAACTACTACAACTACTACTGCTGCTCCTGTTCCAGCAGGCCAGTATAGAGTAACATGGAATGCAAATGGTGGCACAGGTGGTACATCAACTACTAAGGCTGCAGGTCTTGCACATGTTGCACCAGTTGTTTCAAGAACGGGCTTTACGCTTTCTAATTGGAGAAATCCAGAATCTGGTGGAACCCCAATATTTTTAAATGCAAGCCCAGATACTGTATATACAGTTTTAACAGGAACAATAACAGTAGTAGATGATATCTCTGGAGCAGTTTAATGCCAGAGGTGTTAGTCCGTAAAAAAACTCTTAGAGCTATTGTATATTTAGATAGAGATGTAATATCTGCACGTTATAAGCGTCCTGTTATAACAGTCTATGACGATAGGCCTATGCCTATAGTGGCAACTTACATAGATGGTGGAACATATGATCAAGAAGGAAGTTTAATTGACGCTGGCTTCTACAATACAACAACTTGGGAAACTCTAATAGATGCAGAATATCCTGCTTAGAACCATGGATCTATTTATATATTGGATATATGGCATGCTTGGTATATCTGGTTTACTAATTGCTCAGGCTATATATTATATTATTAAGGGTGAGTAGTCCTTTATTGACTTACCCGCCAAAATAGGGTATGCTTGAAGTATGAAAGATTGTAGCCATAAGTGGTATATGCGTGATCCAGGAATTCAGTGTGTTAAATGTTTCATAGTGTGGGACATTAGTATGGAATCTGATGTTGAGACAGATTTAAAGACAATGTGATATCATATAAATATGAAAGAATCTAAGTGCTTTTTTTGCGATAGAGCTGCTGCATATTTTGATGTAGTCATGAAGGACTCTGAGTACATTGTTGCAGATGTATGTAGCAAGCATGTAGTGATGGGCTTATCTTCTTAATATGATCTGTCAAAAATGTGGAATGAATAAAGAACATATTGAGTACTGGGATACTCATCAAACAATGAGTGATTATAGGGTGTGGTGTGCCAAAAGAACCTAGAATTATGCAGATGGATTGGAAAGCATTAGGATATGAAAGGGTGTATGTGGATGGAAGATTACGATGGGTTCCTCAACAACAAAAAGAAGATACACAAGACTAATATACTTCCACTTAGATGGGTAGGTAATATTTGTGAGAAACCTGCCAACTACCATCTAAACATGTCCTTACATTATATGGATCATGATGACTATGGTCTTGTTTGTAGATACCACGCATATTTATCAACACTATTGTATAAGCCTTATTTTTGGTGGGGAACGTATTACGAATTAAATATGGAGAAATAAAATGAGTATGGACGAAATGACAACAAGAGAAGAGATTGCAAGAGCTATAGAATCTATTCCTATTGAGCCTGGAGTAACTAATGCTTTAGGTATGCGTATTGCTGCTGCTAAGATTGCAAGAGGAGAAAATAACTATATGAGTAAGTGGTTTGAAAGTCAGATTGATTTTGAATAATCATTACGATATACCAGATCCCTTTACAGTATTTGTAGCTAATAAGTATGCTAACTTTAAGGGATCTATGTATGATTTCTTTACTGGAGAATGGTCTTATAGATGTGTTTGTGATGAAGTTCTTTATGCCCCATCCCGCAAAATTATGGTAAAGGTTAGACTATATCACACAAGAAATGAGTGTTTAAATGGATACTGAGCAACAGTTTGATGATGAGTTTGATGTTAATGCTGTAACAAAAGAAATGGTTGATAAGATTAAATCTGATGTTAAGCTAAAGTATGGTAATAAAAAACGGCATCGTCAATGATTTAATTAAAGATAAATATCTTCAAGACATCTATTACAGAACCACTCTGCCTCACCAGCAAGCTTTCTAACACCACCATAAACAACCTCGTTGTTATCTACCTTATCAATGACTTCTCCATACATATATCCGTATACTATGGGTATTAACCAGTGGTCGCATTCATACATATACTAATCATACCACAGTTGCAGTATGGCCTAGTTTCTGATATGATAGATACATGGAAAATACTGGGTGGACTAAAGATCTTGATGATGAACAAAAAGCTTATGTGATGGACTTAATAATCACAACCGTAAAAGAGATTAGAGAACAGATAGCCCTTGATATTGAGGCTACCGTTCCAGTATGGCAAAGGCTAGGGTTTGTGAAGAGCCGTAGAACAAGAGCAGCATTCAAGGTATGTGCTGCAATTGCAAGAGGACAAAACGAAAGGTTACATCATGGCAATGAACAAGCGTAAGTATGTATGTGAAGATAAAGAGTGTGGGACAATCATTACAATTCAAGCAAAGGGTGATTTGGCAGAATCAATTATTTGTCCATGCGATAAAATAATGCCAGCTACTAAATAGATGTGGTCTTGGATTCTTGCAGCGATTGGCGTAACTGGGATATTCTTAGTAGGTCGTAAAACTATTTGGGGATGGTTAATACTTTGTCTTAATGAGTGCTTATGGATTATTTATGCTGTCACTACAAAGCAGTATGGGTTTATAGTTGCAGCTATTGCATACGGAATTGTTTATGTTAAGTCTTTTGTTCATTGGAGAAGAGATGAAAAGGAAGGAGTAACAAATGATTGAGTTAATTCTTTTAACAATCGGTTCATTTTTTTCTGGGTATTTGGTTTCATATCTAGTGATGACCGTTGGAGTAAAGCAAGATAAGTAGTTGTTATGATACAAAAGTTATGATATAATTGATACATGAATTTCTGTGGGACATACTCTGGGTATATAATGCATGGAAGAAATAAAGAACAACCATGTGATAGTTGTAGGCTGGCGTCTAATAAATATCGTAGAGAAAAAAGAGCAAAAGATGTAAAAGCTTTAGGGTATGATCCACGAAGATTTAAAAGGCATAACATAACAAAAGAATATTATGATGAATTATTTAAGACAAATGATGGAAAATGTTGGATATGTAAGCATTATGACGCAGTACACATAGATCATGATCACTCATGTTGTGCTGGCAGTTGGTCGTGTGGAAATTGTGTTCGTGGACTTCTATGTAGTAATTGCAATACTGCTATTGGTTTACTGCAAGATAGTCCAATTTTATTAGGAGAAGCAATAAAATACTTAAACATGGAGCAGTAGCCAAGTGGTTAAGGCATCAGTCTTATATACTGAAGATCGTGAGTTCAATTCTCACCTGCTCTACCATACCCCTGTAGCTCAGCGGAAGAGCGACGGACTTCTAATCCGCAGGTCGTTGGTTCAAATCCAATCAGGGGTGCGTAGAGATGCTATAATATAAGGAAAGTAAAAGGGGTGTTGTGTTGGCTAAAATTGTTTTTCTAGGAAACTTTGAAGTTTCATATAGTAGTGAGAATCATCACGCTAAAAGTTTGGAATCTCTTGGACATACCGTTGTAAAATTGCAAGAAAAAAAAGCAAAAACTCATGTAGTGCTTGACCAAGCACTTAACTCAGATCTATTTATTTGGGTACATACTCATGGCTGGGAAACATTTGGAAGAGTTTCTATGGATGATGTTTTGTTTCAGTTAAAGCAGGCAGGAGTAAAAACAATTACCTACCACCTTGATCTATGGTTTGGCCTTGATCGCCAGAAAGATCTTGAGAATGATAACTTTTATAAAACAATTGGACATTTTTTTACAGTAGATAAGCTAATGGCTGACTGGTTTAATGAAAATACAGAGGTCAAAGGACACTTCATTCCTGCAGGGGTATACGATAAGGAATGCTACATCCACCCAGATTATGACACACAAAACTTTAAGTATGATGTTATTTTTGTTGGCAGCAAAGGATATCATCATGAGCATAAGTATCGTCCAGAACTAATTGATTTCTTAAGAAAGACATACGGAAAAAGATTCCTTCATGTTGGTGGAGATGGTGATACTGGAACTGTTCGTGGTGATGAATTAAACCGTATCTACGCTAAAAGTAAGATTGCAGTTGGAGATAGTCTTAATATAGGCTTTGATTATCCTTATTACACTAGCGATAGATTGTTTGAATCTACTGGTCGTGGTGGTTTTACTATATACCCTGACATTAAGGGATTAGATGAATATTTTATGCCTGATGAAGTTGTATTTTATAAGCATGGACACTTTGATGACTTAAGAGATAAGATAGACCAGTATCTTGAAAACTCTTTGGTAAGAGAAAGAATCAGAGTCAATGGTCATAATCGTACAAAGAAAGAACATACATATGTTCATAGGTGGACTGCAATTTTAGAAGAACTTGGAATTTCTTAATTTATTTTTGTACAATAATCATTAAGTCGTCATATCTTCCAAGATATCTTAAATCAATTACTTTATAATTAAAATTGTGTAGATGTTCTTCAAGATTAACAAGGTCTTCGTTTGATGCAATATCCTCAATAAAATATTTCCCACCCGTTAATAGTTTATTAAAATAAATATCAAATGTTTTTATTTGAAACTCAGAGGTATGAACCCCATCATCTATAATATAGTCAAACATTTCATCTTTAAATATTACAGATTGGTCTTTTGATGTTGAGTCAATTGTAAAAATTTTATATGGTAACTTGGCTACGGCATCTGGCAAGACTCCATTGTATTCAAAATATGGATCTATCCCATAGATTTCTGCATTATTAAACCACTCATCCCATAAGACTAAGGAGCCTCCGTGGTGGATGCCAATTTCTAACAAAACTACTTTATCTTTTTTGTCTAACTCTTTATTGTATATCTCAATATAGTTGTGACAAGTACCTTTATCTGTGGGCTTATTTAATTTTTCAAAAATAGACATCAAACTCATGATTAAATTATTTCCTTTATTTTTGCAACATCTTCATAAAATCTAATGTCTTTATAGAGCGAATAGTTTTGCTTATCTTGAGACTGGCTTGACCACCCTCTTAAATATGTTTCATCTACTTCAGTTTTTTTGTTATCTGGATGAATGTGCTCCCAAACAACATCATTAAAATAATTTATATTCCCTATAGCAGTCCCAAGATCTAACCAGAACTTATCTATATATGAGTGTTTTAACTCTGGTGGTGCCATATATCCAAGACATTTGATAATTTCAGAACTTATTACTGAGCATGTAGGCATTTCTTCTTTTTTATAAAGGTCATTTCCATAAGATATACCAAATTTTTTTAATAGTGGATTTATTAAAATTTTATCCCACCCATATGTTTGCAAAAGGTGATCGTCTCCAATAAATGCAATAAACTTATATTCATTATAATATTTTTTAGAGACTTTATTTAGTTTTTCATTAAGCATTAATGGCTCCCCTACTTCATAGATAACGTTGTCAAGCCTTGAGTAGTTAGATTCATCATCAAAGTCAAGGATAAAACAAACATCGCTAATTGTAGAATTTTTAAAAAAATACTCTAAAAACCTTTCTTGGTTTTTGGGTCTTCCTCTTGATGGGACTAGGACAAGCAGATCATTCATTTAAACATTGTATCACAAAACCCTATGCTATAATATTATAAGACTAAAAAGGGGTAGGGTAAAATGAATATATTGATCACTGGTGTTGCTGGCCTATTGGGAAGCAACATCGCAAGGAGCCTTTCAAATCATAATATTATCGGAGTAGATAATTTAGTTGGTGGCTATATTGATAATATACCTTCAGAAATTAAATGGGTCAATAAAGACTGCAATGATCTAACCAAGGAAGACTTTAAAGACATTGAAGTTGTAATCCATGCAGCATGTACTGCTCACGAAGGACTTTCTGTTTTTTCTCCTAAATTTATTACTGACAATACATACGGTAACTCTATGAACGTTTTGACTTGTGCGATACAGGCAGGAGTTAAAAAGTTTGTATACACATCAAGCATGGCAAGATATGGTATGCAAGATACTCTTCCGTTTACAGAAAATATGACTCCTAAGCCACAAGATCCATATGGCATAGCAAAACATGCATTTGAACTAACGCTAAAAAATCTTTCTGAAACACACGGAATGGAGTTTGTGATTTTAGTTCCACACAATGTCGTTGGACATGGACAAAATTATACAGACCCTTTTAGAAATGTTGCTGGAATTATGATTAATCGTATGCTACAAAACAAGCAACCAATAATTTATGGTGATGGAAACCAAAAGAGATGTTTCTCTGACATAAGAGATATTATAGATCCATTTCATAAAGTTATTTTTTCTGATGTAGCCAATAGAGAGGTAATCAATATTGGTCCTGATGACAATTTTATAACTATCAATCACTTAGCAGAAGAAATTGCATCAATCCTTGATTTTGACTTAAGTCCAATATATTTAGACTCAAGACCATCTGAAGTAAAGTTGGCGCATTGCTCAGCAGAAAAAGCAAGAAAACTACTTAACTATGAGACACACTACGAATTAAAAGAAATCTTAACTTCTATGGTTGAGTGGGTGGAAAGTCGTGGCACTGGACCATTTAACTTTAATTTGCCAGTTGAAATTAAAAATTACCTTACACCAAAAACTTGGGTAAATCAGGATATATTTAATAAATGAAATATGTTGTCGGTCTTCCATACAGAGTTAAGTCTTTTAGAGATAATCTCATGGCAACATGTAAACTAGAAAATGTTTTTGAAATTGATAATACTGAAAACAATATTGGGTTTTCGGCAAGCCATAATCTTGGAATACAAAAAATGTATGATGACGGTGCTGATTGGTATATAGTTATGAGTGCTGCTGTTAAATTTGGTGAGCCTGGTGGGTTAGATTTTATTGAAATATTAAAGAATACAGAACATGTCATAGTTGAAGCAATGGGTGTTTATGGATGGCACTTTATAGCATTTCATAAAACCTTAATAGATAAGGTTGGGTTTTTTGATACCAACTTTACGCCATATGGCTACGAAGACTTTGACTATAGCATGAGAATTCAAAGAGCATTTTTATTAGAATATGACGATCATTGGAAAAAAATTGTAGAGAATAAAACAATGTGGGAAAAAGTTAAAATTGACATTAAAGATACAATAATGGCACACAGTCTAAAGCTTGGCGGAGTTGACCCAAATATGGGTGTGACTAGAGAATATTACAATAAAAAATGGGGAAGGTACCCATCAACTAGTGAAGATCCATACAACTCATTTTTTTATCCATTTGACAAAAAAGAAAATGGTCTTGGTTATTTTACAGATGACTACTACAATCAATGGATAGAAGAAGAGTCTAAGAAAAACAAAACAGAATTTGTTGAAGTAAAGGTTATCTGCAAGTGTGGAAATGTTTTTAAATCTACATCTGTTAGAGGAAATTTAAAAGTTGATACCTGCGCTGCTTGCGATACTTCTGAATTTATGCAAGATGGTACTAAAAATGAATAACATAAAAGCATACTTATATTCAATCAACCCACTTGACTCTGCTGACGGAAAATGGGATTATGGATTATTGAAGCAAACATTTGATAGAAACCATATTGAACAGATAACCGTAAAACATATACCAAGTGAAGAACGTGCTTTTGTTGTTATTCCTGGTCAGGGAAACGCTGGCAAAGAAAATGTAATATCTAAAGAGTTGCAAAATTTAGAAAGGGTAGTTTTGTTTATTACTGGTGATGAAAGTGCCTGCTTTAATATAGATAAGATTTCTCATCCTAATATTGAGATATGGGTTCAATACCCTCACCAAAAACATGAAAAATATAATAAGTTTTTTATTGGTGCTCCTCAGCACATTAAAGATAATTTGCCAAACTATCCTATTAAAGAGTATGATGTATATTTTGGTGGTCAAATAACTCACCAGCGTAGAAAAGAGCTTGGAGAAGCCATGCCAGGCCTTCCAAATAGCCTTTACAAGCCCACTGCAGGCTTTGCACAAGGAGACGCACCAAAAGACTACTATGCTGCTATTTCAAAGTCTAGGATAGCTCCATGTCCTGCAGGAGCACAGGTTATTGATACTTTTAGGTTCTTTGAATCAATAGAAATGTTATGCCTGCCAATAGGAGATTTAGTAGACTCAAAGGGTGTTGAAAAAGATTTTTTTACATATGTTGGAGCAGAAGATATTCCAATAATAAAAACAAATAATTGGCATAATCTTGAAAAACTTTTGCCAGAGCTACTAATAGATTATCCAAGGAATATGCATCAAGTAGTTTGTTGGTGGATTAAATATAAGAGAGACTTTTCTATAAAGATTATGAGGCAGATAAATGCAAATAGGTGATGTTACTATCGTAGTTCCTACTTCTTACATACCAAGTCATCCTAGTACTAAAATAATAGATGAAACAATTAAGAATATAAGATTTCATTTTCCTAATAACGAAATTATTTTACAGATAGATGGCATAAGAGAAGAACAAAAGCAATATGAAGATCAATATAACGAATACAAAAATAAAGTTCTATGGAAATGCTTGCATGAATATAAAAATATATTGCCAATAATTTTTGATAAGCACAGTCATCAAACAACAATGATGAAAGAAACCATTGGACTTGTAGAAACATCTTTGATTTTATATGTAGAAGGAGACTTGCCATTAAGAACTGATAGGTTAATAGAGTGGCAAAAATGTTTTGATCTAATTGGTAATGACAAAGCAAATGTCATACGTTTTTATTTAAGAGAAGAAGTTCCCATGGAGCATGAGCATATGATGTGTGGACAAGAAGATATTTTTTTAAAGACTGTTCAGTGGAGTCAGAACCCTCATCTTGCCTTGACTGAGTATTATAGAAAATTTATACTTCCCAATGTTAAAGAAATAAACTATATAGAAGATGAGATTTATGGCAAAGTTCAAACTGATTGTGAATACCTTCCAAACCAAACAATACCTTCAGGAGACGTCTACGAGTTCAAGATTAGAAATTGGGAAGCACACAAGATGTTTATATATTATCCAGATAAAGGAAACAATATGAGCCGCGTTATTCATTTAGATGGAAGAAAAAGCACTCAAAAGTTTACCAATGACGATAATCACTGGCAATGGAAAACTATTGAAGAGGCCAAGAAAGAACTAATGGACTCTGGATTTTTTGAAAAAGATGAACAATGACATTTGGAATAATTGCAAGATGTGACAATAGTGGATTAGGAAATCAAACACGAGATCTGGTTAAAATGTTAAATCCAGATAGGATTCTTTTAATTAATTCTGCAAAATTTAATAATAATAAACAATATCCTGAGTGGTATGATGGCTATAACGTAATCATGACAGATGGTTTTCCAACTAAGCAAGAGGTTGCTAGGTTTATGGATGGACTAAATTCTGTACTTACATGCGAAACCTTTTATCATCCACATTTTATTCACCTTTCACAGAGACGCAATGTTAAAACCTTAATGCAATATAACTATGAGTTTCTTGATCATTTAAATAAACCAGATATGCCTTTGCCAACCTATATGATTGCACCTAGTTATTGGAAGATAGATGAGGTTATTAGTAAGTTTAGTAATGATACCAATGTTATTCATTTACCGCCGCCGATTGACTCATCTGAGTTTGCTTCTGTAAGAAATAATAATCTTGGAAAAGATCATAAAAGAATTCTTCATATTGGTGGCAAGGCAGCTTCTCAGGATAGAAACGGTACTCAAACTGTTATTGATATGCTTGAGTACTCAACAGCTGACTATGAGTTAGTTGTTAGAAGTCAAACGGAACTTAAAGTTAATTGCAAAGACCCTAGACTCACTATTGACATAAGCAATATTGATAACAGGTCTTCAATGTATGATGGCTTTGATGCTATGGTTCTTCCAAGAAGATATGCTGGACTATGCTTGCCAATGAATGAGGCGCTTATGAGTGGGCTACCAGTCTTTATGACTGACATATCACCAAATAATGAAATTCTTCCAAACGATTGGCTAATTCCTTCAAGAAAAATAAACACACTTATGACAAGAGTTAAACTAGATGTCTATGAGGCTGATCCCAAAGAGCTTGCTAGAAGAATTGATAGCTATGTTAACAGTGATAAAAAAGCAGAAAAAGAAAAAGCTGCAACTATTGGGTTTGAAAACTTTGATCCATCTATTCTAAAGAATCAATACCTTCGGATTCTGGAAGAATAAACTCTTCTGAGAATTTTTGTTTTAAATCTCCAAGAGTTAAAAATGTTGCCTTGTGATCGTGTTTAAAGTTAATGTATGTTCTAAGTTCTTTAATTTTGTAGTCTGTAAACTTCAATATATAATAGGATAGCCATAGATCGTCAATGATCCAATATTCTTCAGGGCAATCAAAAAAGTCTTCATTTAAGAATAGCTTAGACTCACAGATAAGGCCACCTGTTCCAGCATAATTGCCTAATTCATTACCAACAACCTTAATCTTTCTTTTGTATCTTGAATTAACCCTGTGTGCCCAAAAAGATTTTACAACATTGGGCTCATACTGTCTATGACATTCCTCTATAAAAGTATTTGGAATTATTTCATCATCATCAATAAATATTATTTTTTCATATCCCTCTTCAGCAAGATCTCTTGCCAATAAAAATCTAGCAAATTGTTTAAAATCATTTTTGTAGTCATGAACAGAAATATTTAAATCACCCTTATACTTATCTAAATATTTTAAAAGTTTTTCATTTTGGTTTGAATTATCAACAATATAAAAATCAAAATCTTTATCTGTTTGATTATTTATGCAAGCCAAAGTAACTTTAAGGTTTTCAAACCTAATATAAGTACACATTATTAGCGCTGTATTTGACATGTTAATCCATAATAGCATAAAAAGAAGACCAGCCTATTGCTAGGCTGGCCTCCATAATATAACTACTTTGCAGCAGTCTTCTTAACAGCAGCCTTCTTTGTAGCAGCCTTCTTAACAGGTGCCTTAGCAGCCTTCAGAGCCTGATCTACGGCCTTAGCATCTGGCAATACACCAAATGCCTTGTCGTTAGGATTAATTGCTCTAATTGCCACTGGAGCGATTGCAGCTACTAGTGCTGTCCATAGATCCTTTGGATCTGTAACTCCCGCCATGTATAGCGCTAGACCTGATGCAAGTACTGAGCGACCATATGATGCTAGCATTCCTTTTAGTTGTTCTGTATTCATTTTATTCCTCCTAGGATATAATTCGTGTTAGTACTGTGAAGCCAATCCATAGCCCAATAATTCCTGCGACTCCCGCAAAAACTGGTGGTGCTGGTACTGGCAATTTGAATGCTGCGAACACGACACCGCATCCAAAACCTGTTAGTGTTGATAAAATAATATCTTTCATTGTATTTTTTCCTTAATACTTTCTTCTAGTTTGTATTGTTTAACAAAATTAATTATATGCCTTGTTTCATCCATATTCCATGCAGACATTATTATTTTATTAATATTGTCATTTTTTATATTATCAACAATATCATTAAATTGTTCATATGTAAAATTTTCCATATCTATCCTATGCTGGATAGTGTTTTCTGGCAAAGCATCTATTTCCTCCTGAGTTTTTCTCAGTATTGGAGTTATTGATATCATTGATTTTGTTCTATCAAAATCATATAAATTATTTTTATATTGTGAATATGCAATTATTGTTTTACTATTATATTTTTTAGCAGTAGCAATTGTAAACTCATTAGTCGCTGATATATAATAGTCTGGCTTATCTGTTCCTAGGTTTTCTAATGATCCAATATATTCAATTAAATACTTTGATCTTTCTATTGAACTAGATGAATCATTTACTGAACCCACTATACCACCAATATGTTTTTCTTCATCTTTAATGTGTCCAGATATAAGATTGATTTGTAATATATCTTTTTTTATTTCACCTATTGATTTGCTAATCATGGATAAATATTGTGGTGAAATAACGTATGGTCTAATTGCTACCATATGTTTAATTTTTGTTTCTGATGAAATATTTCTGGCTATTCTTATAAAGTAATCATGACTTTTGGCATTATAAGTAAACAAAACACCTTCAAACCCTATTGTCTCCAGTTCTTTAATTAAATTAAAATCTGAAGTAAAAAAATAAAATTCCATAATATTATATATCTTTCCTTGGCAATAGCTTTATAAGATCATCATAAGATTTTGATATATTTTTTAAAGAATTATAGTTTGGCTCCATTGCCATTAGATCTCCATATTCTTTAAAATAAGATATATCTGCATCAACATCTCCAACAAACTTACTTAATCCATTTTGCACTTCTTCAATATATTCAAATGCTGAATCACGAGAATCAGAAAGAAACTTGATAAAGCTTTCTTGATGAGCGTCATTATCTAGTTTAGTTTTAGAAGACATTAAATTTTCAATCCTTGAATATGCTGAAGAAAGTTTCTTTACATTATTTTTCAATGCTTTTACTTTAATTGATAATACTGACAACATGCTTAATGAAATAAAAAGCAAAAATCCAAGTATGATTATAATCTCCATCATATATTTTATACCAATGCCTCTCTTGTAACTAGCACTATTGCGCCTTCCATCTCTAGTCCATGTTTCAGTTGAACAACATATTGCAATGCTGCTATTTTTTCATCATGTGTTAGATGTATAAAATGTCTTTCATCTAATTTTATAGTAAGAAAGTGCTC